TTGCAGTCTATTTGGCACCCTATACGGCACCCTACAGAGAAAAATGAAACCACCAAGGTCGAAACCCGCATGGTTACGTAGTGGAGGCGCAGGGATTCGAACCCTGAACCAAGGGATTATGAGGCCCCTGGGGAGCCGCAAACCCGCGAGATTCCGTGAGACGCCATAAGATGGCACGAACATGGTCGGATTGCCTATGGATGAGCGTCCTTGCTGGGCATGGTCGTCTCACACAAGCTCAAGAATTGTCTCCGATTCTCGACCAAGCGCAGCCGATTGGGTATACAGATGGGCATACACGGAGGATGTATGCCCGAGCCAACCAAGAAACTCACGCAGCTCTGGATCGACAAGGGCAAAGTCGCCGAGGGGCGCGAGATCCGATCGGACACGATCGTCCGGGCCCTCGCCATGCGAATGAGCCATACCGGCCGGAAGGTCTGGCAGATCACCTACCGCATGCCGGGCGAGCGACGCAAACAGGTGTTCGACCTGGGGCACTACTCCAAGGCTCACCTCGGCTTCGCAGAGGCCCGCAAGCGCGCGCAGGAAATTCTCGAGGGCGTGAGGGCCGGGATCGACCCGAAGAAGAAGCCCGAGGAGCCTGACGTCCTCACCCTCAAGAAGCTGGCCGCACAGTATATCGAGCGCTACGCCAAAGCCAAGGGAAAGAAGACCTGGGACCGCGACCAGGAGCTCCTTGATCGGAACGTCCTGGGCGATCTCGGCGATCGCCCGGCCCACGAGATCCGTAAGCGGGAGTTCATCGAGCTGCTCGAAGCGGTCGCCCGGACGGGCAAGAAGGGGAATGGCGCCCCCATCGCCGCCAATCGCACGCTCGCGGTCCTCAAGACCATGTACAAGTGGGCTAACCAGGTCGACGTGCTCGAGAGCTACGACCCGGTACGGGACATCCCGAAGATCGCTCCCGAGAACCGGCGCGACCGCGTGCTCAGCGTGGAGGAGATTTGCAAGGTGTGGGCCGTGTTCGGCGACTCCAAGAAGCTGCGGGGCTGCAACGGCCCCATGTTCAAGATGCGCCTGATCACCGCCCAGCGTGGCGGCGAGATCGAACACATGCGCTGGCAGGATCTCGACCTCGAAGGGGGATGGTGGAACATCCCCAAAGAGTTCACCAAGCCCAACCGGGCTCACCGGGTGCCGCTGTCACCCATGGCTCTGGCTATTATCCAGGCCCAGCCGCGCACCTGGGCGAAGAAGGGGGAAGAGCCCAGCCCGTGCGAGTGGGTCTTTCCGAACCCCAAGACTGGCAAGCCCATCATGAACCCCCAGAAGGCAGCCGATCAGGTCGTGACGGAGTCGGGTGTCTCGTTCGTGCTCCATGACCTGCGCCGGACCGCTTCCACCTACATGGTAGAGCTTGGTATCCCGGAACTCCACGTCGAGCGGGTCTTGAACCACGCCGAGAAGGGGGTCACCAACCAGGTCTACAACCGGCACAAGTACGACAAGGAGAAGCGTCAGGCACTGGAGCGGTGGGCGGCGAGGCTGGGGGAGATTGTGGGGGCCTAGTTCAACAGAGGGCAGATCCCCCTCAACCCTTCACTGTCTCCCCAATCGTCCCCATGTCCCATCCCCCGCTCAGCGCCCCAACGATCGCCCTCGCCAGCTCGACCGCCGTCTCCTCGTCTGGCACCGCCCGGGAGAAGACGCCGCGGGAGTCCTCGCCTTCGGCCTGGCGCCGGAAGACTTCGACGAACCACTCGCCTCTGACCCGCCAAGCCACGACCTCGCCCAGGCCGTCATCGGCAGCCAGGTAGAGGCCGTAGAGGTCGGGCATGACCTGGGAGTAGTAGGCGGTTCGGTCAACGAAGGTCATGGCTTGCAGACCTTGCAGGGGTTACGGTGTGATCCCGGTGGAAAGCCAGGCACCTACTTGAACTCCACCTTCGAGAAGACAACCGATACAGAGGTAATCTCGGGGCTTGCCTTATGCATGATCTCGAACTTCTTTGAGGCTCCCGGCAGCAGGTCCTCCAGATCGTTGGTAAACGCGGAGTCAACGATATCGCCGCTCGAGTTCTTATAGAATGCTGTCAGCTTCCAATATCTAACAGTCTGATCGCTGCCATTCTGGACAGATCCTCTGATGTAGTCATAACCCCCATCAAGTACCCATTGCTTATTGACAACCGTTACCAGGGTTGCAGGATTGGGGGTTGGGCTAGGTGACGGGACTGGCGTTGGCAGGGAATTGATTGCGTTCACCACCCCTTGACAACCCACAGCCGATGCCAACGAAATGCCGGTCAAAGCGACTAGCATCGCAGAGGACCACCCTAAGAACCCCTTCATAATCCTTAAGACTCCCTTCACGAGTCGCTCACAGCCTGACGGCCGTCTGCGTGATCCGCATCACCTGACGCTTTTACGACGCTTGATAGAACATTCGTTCGATTGCTACCATATGGATGCAAGGAGACACGGTCATGGCAGCTCACAACGACGCCCCGATTCACGACCAGCTCGCCGACTTGGCGATGCGCAACGCCGAGCTGAGGGGCCGCATCGAAAACGACTTCATCCAGCTCCTGGGGGTGCTCATCGGTATCGAGCGGCAGACGGACCGGTGTCTGGAAACCGTGAATCGGGCACTGGGCCTGCAAAGGGCTGAGCGGTATGAGCGAGAGACGCCCGCATACCTGGACCGCCTCTGCGAGGTCGTAGGCCCAGGCATGGCTACTTTCCTTCGCTCCCAGCTTGAAGCTGGATGGGGGGTGGCGTAATGCGCAACAGCACCGATCGCCTGTACACTCCATACGACGACACCGAGATGGAAGCGACGCGGCAGCGCTTGCTGTCAGCGGTCCAGAATCGTGACTGGTTCGCCATCCTATCGGAGCGCGAGCTGGTCCGGCGCGAAATGCGAGAGGCCGGGATGCCGGTCCCCGAGGATCCGCCCATTTCGGCAGAGGACCAGAGGAAGGTTGACCGCGCGGTCGCGATCATTCGGGAGTTCCTAGCCGAGCAAGAAGCTGGCGAAGCCGATCCGCTGGCAGTTGGCGAAGGGCTCGAATCTCTTCCGGCTTGAGGGTGGCGAGGATTTCGCGGGCATGCTGCTCAACGGGATCCATCTCGGATGTGACCGCCGACTCCCTGGCCAACCGCTGCTCAGCCTCGGCCACGTCCCTGGGCGCGTATCGGCTGTCCACCGACCGAACCGCTATCGCATGGGAAACCTGGCGAAGGCGCTCCTCCTCTTCCGGGGTCCGAGCCTTGCGGCGGAGCGCTTGCTCTTCGGCCTGAAGCGCGGCCAGCTCGGAGTCAATTCGCTCCTTGCGTTCGCGGTGCAGCTGCACCCTCTCTTTGGCCTCGAGGATCGATGAGGCGGCGCGCTCGAAGACTTCAGCGTCGCTCAGCAGCTCCTTGGCCATCTCGACCCGAACTGCTTCATCCTGACCTTCTAGGGCGGCCCAGGCTTTCAGCTCGGCAAGTGGCACACCTAGGTGAGGGGCGATCGCCTTCAAGACGGAGTCGGTGAAGGCCTTCTTGCCGCCCTCCATCTTGCTCAGGTTGCTTTGATCGACCTCGGCTAGTTCGGCCAGGCGATTACAGCTGAGTCCCTTCTGGGCCCTCAGCTTCACCACTCTGTCGGCCAACGTATGTGTCAAATCTGACATAGCTTGCTTCATCGTACCGGTTTACCTAAATTTAACCTAGGTCTGTATTGACCTAAGGTTTATTTCGACCTATGCTGTTCACAGCTAGGTTGAATTGGACCTAACGGAGGAGCCAAATGAAGAGCATCAAGGACGCCTGGAAGAAGGCGGGATTCGACACCCGAGGAAAGGCCGCGGCCGCAGCGGGGATTCACCGGGACCAGCTTGCCAAGTACGAGCGCGGGACGCACAAGCCTGGTCTCGAGGTCTTGCAGCGGATGGCCAACGGCTGGGGAACCACCATTGACGAGCTGACCGGCCGGCCCCCGAGCGCCACCCCCAATCCACCGGCGGCGTAAAGGGAGGACCACGATGCTCGCACCAAGTGATGTGGAACGCTTCTGGTCCAAGGTCGACAAGTCGGACGCTTGCTGGGTTTGGACGGGAATGCGGAACGATAGCGGCTACGGCCTGTTTATCCTGAAGGGGCGTTACCTCAGGGCTCACCGGATCGCTTTCCAACTGACCAGCGGAAACGTTCCGCAAGGGATCTGCGTTTGTCACCACTGCGACAATCCTCCCTGCGTGCGCCCTGACCACCTGTTTCTCGGGACCGTGGCAGACAACAACGCCGACATGGTCGCAAAGGGGCGAAACCGCAACAAAGTCCATCTAGGCGAACAGAATGGCCAATCAAAGCTCACCTCCAAGCAGGTTGACGAGATCAGGTTTAGGTACGCAGCCGGAGGAATCACCCAACGAGAGCTTGCTCGTCAGTACGGCGTTTCCAACTCCCTGATCGGCCACATCGTTACCCGTCGTTTCTGGCGGGACGGTGGGTCTGCCTAGATCTTCCCCAGTTTCCCCAACTTGTTAACAGATGTAAAGGAGATCCGCACGCCATGCCCAGCATCGGTCTGCTACTCGCCACGGACGGGCGCGGCAAGCTCGTCACCGGCCGCAAAGCCAAGTCACTGCGGCGCCGGACCTGGTGGTCGGCGATCGCCTCGCTCTTTGGGAGGCGGTCATGATTCTCCGCCTCAAGGACGTGATCACCCGGACAGGCCTCAGCCGCCCCACCATCTACCGCCTCATCGCTCGAGGTGAGTTTCCTCGGCAGGTCGAGCTGGGGCCTAACAGCGTGGGGTGGCGAGCTGACAAGGTCCAGGAGTGGATCGAGACCCGTGTGGAGCGCGGCGCATAGGCGCCAGGAAGGAGACCAAGGTGGACACGAACACCGCACAAAAGAATGAGGCCGCTGCGGCTGGTACCCGCAACGACCTCGGAAGCCCTGTGGACAAGGCACAGTTCGATACTGCCACGCTTCGCGAGGTTCGGCAAGCCCTGGTGCGGCTCAAGCAGGAGGCAGAGGAGACGAATCACAACGGCTTCCTCAACTTCTACCAAGGCGCCCTCTTGGACGAGATCCGGATGGTGGACAACGCCATCCAGAAGGCTATCTACCGCGACCTTCAGGCATGGCGAAAGGCCAACGGCCACCACTACTACTCCCAGGCCGAGGCCTATTCGATCGCCCAGGAGCGCTTCGAGCAGTGGCAGGCCGAACAGGAAGGGCGGGTGGCGTGATGCTGATCAACCGGGAAACTGGCCTGCCGGCCACTGAACTGGAATGGAAGCAGGTAATGGATCGCACCCGCGAGATTTTTGCCAGCCCCTATTCGTCGCCTGAACAGCTCGAGTGGGCGATCGCCGTGAACCCGGAGGGCTATATGGACGCGCCCGTGATCTACCGGAGGTATGCGTGATGGACGACTTCAACCCGCCCTTCACCAGCACCCCCCGCTGCCCCGAGTGCAACGGCACCGGCGGCTGGCACGAGGAAGGCGGAGCCTTCGAGTTCTGCGAGTGCGAGGTTGGGCGGTCCCGCTTCGCCCGCAACAATCCCGATCTCTGCCCCGCCTGCGTCGGACCCTGGAGCGCGCCCCACACATGCGAGAGCGAAAGGAAGGCCGCTTGATGATGAGCGCATACGACCACTGGGTCACCCATGACCCGCGACCCGATGCCGAGATGGACAGCGACGAGGAGGTGGGGATCCTGCTCCGCGTCCTCGCGCGCAAGGTCAGGAACGAGTGGGGCCGCATTTCCTCGCAGCCGTGCCCTCCCAACCACATTCTCGATCACGTCCTCGAGATCGCCCTGGGCGATGGCGAGATCTGGGAAGCGGCGCTCCGCGAGCATCGCAAGGCGATCGACGAGGAATGGGCGGAGGCCTGCGCCGAGCGGGCCAACGATGGCCCGGATCACGACGAGTAGGTGCCCAATGCCCTTCTGTGACACCTGCCAGACCGAGGCCGACCATGACCGCTCCACCGAGACGATGCGCGTCCGCTCCTGCGACTGCGGCAAGTACCAGCTGGTTCGCCTGACCGACCCCGCCGACCGCATCCGCGAGCAGCTGGAGGAGGCGGAGCGCCGAAACCCGCGCAACGGCTTCGTGGAGTCGCTGCGGAGTCAGTTCCAGTCCCGCGGAACGCTCTCACCCGCCCAGCTTGATGGCCTGGCCCGACTGGCCGGCGCCGCGACCAAGTGAGGAAAGAGAAGATGCCAATCGCGAAGAAAGCAACGAAGTCCGACACCTACCTCAAGGTGATGGCATGGGGTGATCCCGGGTCCGGAAAGACCCGCCTCGCCCTCTCCTTCCCGGCTCCGATCCTAATCGACCTTGAGCGCGGGTCGCGGCTGTATGCCGACCAGTTCGATTTCCTGGTGGCTGAGCCGACGCCCGAGCTTCCCGGCTTCGGCCTGGTCAAGGCGGTGGTGGATGAGATCGCCCGTGGTGAGTACCCCGACCGGCGAACCCTCATCATCGACCCGATCACCGACTACCTCGACCAGCTCGAGGTGCAGCTCCTCGAGGCGAAGAAGAAGAACGGCGTCAACCTGGACGCTCTGAGGGGCCTGCAGGCCGCCAAGGTGCGCGCCGAGGTCAAGGACGCCATCAAGGACCGCCTCGACATCCTACTCCGCCTGCCCCTGCACATCGTGCTCGTGGCCCGGGTCAAGAACAACTGGGAAGGGTCGGCAGTGGTGGGGCAGAAGGCCGACGCGAACGACCTGGTGGAATCCCTCTGTGACGTGGTGCTCCACATCAAGAAGGGTGGGACGGCGGTGGTTCAGAAGAGCCGGATTGCCGAGCTGCCGGACACCATCAAGGCCGCCACCTACTCGGACCTAGAGGCAGCGGTCCATCTGTCCAGCAAGCCCAAGGCACCCCCGGCTGCCCCCACCGCTGCCCCATCCCTCCCTGACATCGACGCTCCGGCCATCACGCCCAACCAGCTCCAACGCCTCGCCCTGGAGTGCAAGCGGGTGTTCGGCGAGACCGAGGCGGACGCGGCCCGGAGCCGCGAGTTCCTGTCGAAGCAGGTCGGCCGCGAGATCGTCTCTCGCAAGGCTCTGACCGAAGCCGAGGCCGCGAAGCTCATCAAGCAACTGGAGGCGACTCCCAACGGCAAGCTCGCAGTTTCGAGCCAAGTCAGCGCATAGGAGACCACCCATGACGAAGGACATCACCACCCTCGCTCCCGACCAGGCCGCCGCTTGGTTCCTCGGTGCCATCCTCGGCTCCGAGCAGCTGGCTGCCGAGACCCGCGCCCGGTTCGAGGCAGAGGTCAAGGACCTGGAATCCTACCAAGCCATGAACGAGGCAGCGGAGTCGCTCGCCCGGATCAAGACCGACGCCCGCGCCTACTTCGAGTCCCAGGAGCCCGGGGTCATCACCACCGACTGGGGCAAGATCGGGATCCAGGTCCGCCGCACCCTCACCCACTCGCCCGCCGCCGTCCGCGAGCTGGCCTCGTCGATCGCCGACCTGGCGATCTCCGAGACGGTTAACGCGACCGACCTCAAGCGCTTCGTCGGGCCGCTCATTAAGTCGGGCAAAGCGCCGGCGGACCTGATGGCCCAGCTGGAGGCTCGCGCCACCGTGAAGGAGAGCAAGGCCTTCATCTGCGAGGCGGTGAAGGTGGCGGAGGTTGGCGCATGACCACCACCACCCTCGCCGAACGCCTGGCCAAACGGATCCACAACATGGGCCCCGCGCACATCCCCTGGGAGATGCTGGACGAGTCACTGCGCCAGGAGCTCACCCGTCAGATGGAGATCGCCCTGGCTGCCGAGGGAGTCAAGGCGCGTGGGGGGGGGGAGACGCTTGAGAGCGGATGACCGACCCGTCTCGCCCTCGCCGGAGGAGTGGGGGGCTAGGAGGCCACCGCCCGTCCTGGAGGGACAGATGCCGCTCCCCTATGAGGCCCCCGCAACCGAGTAACGATGCCAAACATTCAAGGAGATAGACATGCTCTCAACCACCTTCGCCCTCCTGCGCCAGCACGACGCCTGTGAGGGCGGTTATCGAAAGCTCGCCAGGCACCTGGGCGGGATCGCCGCCTACGGCAAGGACACTCCGATCCCGCTGCTGACCATCCTGGAGAGCAACGGACTCAATGATTGTCTCTGGTCGCTCCGCGCGGTACCTGCCGAGCAAGAGGAGGATCGCGACCGGATCGCCCGGCTTTTTGCGATCGACTGCGCGGAGCGTTCTCTCGTCAACTGGGGGCAGTTTTCACGCGACGACCGCCGACCCCAAATGTCGATCGAGGTCGCACGTCGGTTTGCTGAGGGTCAAGCGACCGCTGAAGAACTGTCGGCGGCGTGGTCGGCGGCGTGGTCGGCGGCGTGGTCGGCGAGGTCGGCGGCGAGGTCGGCGGAGTCGGCGGAGTCGGCGGCGTGGTCGGCGGAGTCGGCGGCGTGGTCGGCGGAGTCGGCGGAGTCGGCGGCGTGGTCGGCGGAACGGGACTGGCAGGAGCAACTCCTGCGGAAGCACCTCACCCCTGAGCCCAAGGAAGAAGCGAAACCACTGCCCGAGGCCGTCTAGCTCCCGCAATCCTTCGAGGACGCCCCCGCAAGGGGGGCTCTCAAAGGGCCCGAAGCGGACAAGCGTCCAAACGGTAACGGCCCGGAGCTAGTCCGGGCGACACCAATCCAGTTTGTAACTCTCACTTTATTACAAAGTTTTACGTAAGACAAGAGGTGCCGCATGGCCAGAGGACTCGTCCACGAGAGCAGCCAGATCATCAGCCAGGAATGGATCGACAGCTTCTGGTCGTTGGTCAGCAAAACCGACGACTGCTGGAACTGGCAAGGTCGCCTCGACCGAGACGGCTACGGAAACTATCGCCATGCGAACGGCGGCCCACGAGTTCATCGAATCTCTTGGACGTTGTCTAACGGTCTGATTCCGCCTGGTCTCTTTGTCTGCCACCACTGCGACAACCGGCGCTGCGTAAATCCGTCACACCTGTTTCTCGGGACAAGCCGCGACAACACGGCGGATCGCCACCAAAAGCGTCGGGATATGCACGGAGAGGGTCATTACAAGGCCGTCTTGACCGAGCGGGATGTCATTCTGATGCGCGTCCTCTACCGGACCGGGTGCGGAACGGTCCGTCAGCTCTCCCAGAGGTTCGGAGTCTCGTTTGCGACGGCCCGGGAGGCCATTCGCGGCATCAGTTGGAAACACGTCGAAGGAGCGGTTCGATGAGAGGCTTTGCGCACGAGAGCTCGCGCAATATTACCTGCGAGCATTACACCCCGGCTTACATCTTCGAGCGCCTTGGCCTCGTCTTCGACCTGGATCCCTGCCACCCGGAGGGCGAGCGTCTTCCTTGGATCCCCGCTCGCCGTGTCTTCACGAAGGCGGATGATGGGCTGATCCAGCCATGGGTGGGCCGGGTGTGGCTGAACCCGCCGTACGGGTCTGAAACCAAGCACTGGCTCCAGCGCGTGCACCACCACAACCACGGGATCGCCCTGGTCTTCAGCCGGACCGACAACCGCTGGTTCCACGATTACGTGGCACATGCCGCCGCCATCTGCTTCATCGAGAAACGCATCCGATTCGTCGACCGCGAGGGACGGGCTGGCGGATCGCCCGGCGCGGGCTCGATGCTTGTCGCCTGGGGCTCGGACTGCGTGGAGGCCATCCATCGGTCGAAGCTCGGTCTCGTCATGGCCCCCCAGCGCTGCCGGTAGGAATCCCCATGGCCCGCCACACCTGGCACAAAGCGCCCACTCGCCAGCGCGACATCCGGTACACGTCGATGACGGCCGGGGCCCGGTGCCTCTTGCGCGAGCTCGACGAGATCCTTGCCGATGATCCGACCCTGACGACCAACGTCAGCCGCCTGGCGGCCATGGTTGGACTCGATCGGAAGACGGTTCGGGAGGGCCTGGAGTCGATCGCCAATGCGGGCCTACTGCAGGTGAGCAAAGTCGAGCTGGGAAAGGAGGGGACTTTCTACACCCTGGCGGGCCCCCAACGAACCCCAGACGGACCCCAAACCAACCCCGAGCCAACCCCAAACCAACCCCCTACCGACCCCAAACCAGCCCCAGATAAATCGGCCAAAAATGCGGATCACGGCCCTGCCTCTCTTAGAGAAGAGAGGAGAGTAGAAGAGAACAGAGCAGCAGCGATCAGCGCGCGCGAGCCTGCCGCTGCCGAGCCGGTCAAGGATCTCGAGGAGCTGGAGGCGTTCTGGGCGGCCAAGAAGCGGCGCGCACCACCGCTCAGCCCCAATGAGCTGGCGGCGATCCGAGAGGCCCTGGCCATCCCAGGGGCGACCGTCGCGGGCATCAAGGCGACCGTCGAACGGGTGCTCGCCAAGAATCCGGACCGGCAAGTCTCGACGTTCAGTTACTTCAAGGGGGCGATCGCCGAAGACCTGGCCCGCCAGGGCTTGATGACCGCGCCTATCCCGGCAACCCCATCGCCCCCTTCCAGGGCAGGCCCCAAGAAGGGCAGGATTCAGGACCGCCGGCAGTACGAGGCCCTCCAGCGGGCCGGCCTGCTCGACCCCGACGACTGGGAAAACATTGCCGAGTTTGAGACGGAGGCGTCGTGACCACGCATATTTCAGACCTCATCCGCTTACCCGAGGGCGACTTCGAGGAGGAGCGCGTCATCGACCTCGAGACGCGGACGGTCCGGACGATCCGGCGGCCGCGGGAGTCGGGGAGCAACGAGCCGGCCCGGCGGCGCGACCCAGGATACCGGCACCTGCTGTGCCAGGACCGCGGCGTCATCGACTACATCGAGCAGCGGCCCCACGGCGTCATCGGGGACGACCGGACCATCCCGTACGGCTACGTCGCTCGCTGCTACTGCAAGGCCTCGCTGAACGTGTCCCAGTCGATCCCACAGTTCGTGGACATCTTCGGGGCGTGGCCAGAGGAGCCGGGCCGGCAAGCGCCGCCGCGAGTGCAGGAGCCTGAGGCGCCGAAGCCTGCCGGCAACCTGCTCCGGTTCCCATCGTACACCGAGCCCCCCGAGGTCGTGCCCGAGGTGATCGTGCCGGCCCCGAGCCAGTCCACCCAATTCACCGGGACGCAAGTCCAGGATTTGAGCGACTTCGAGTGAGGAGAAACGACGTGACTACGAGAACCGAGCCCGACACTTACGCGAGCTACACCGGCGGCCAGGGCGACCGCGCCCCGTGGGAGCCGGCTCCTAGCAAGCCCATCTCGGATTACATCGGGCGCCACTACCTCTGGCAGGGGAACCCGCTCCGCAAGCCGACGCTCAAGGTCACCGCCATCGATGGCATCGGGGCTATGGCCGACGTGATCATGACCGACGTGGCCGACCCCACGCAGACCCGGCGGGTGCCGATCGGCGTCTTCCGCGCCGAGATCGCGAACGGCCAGCTGGCGGATGTGACGAGCTACGACGCCTACTCGGCCAAGGTCGAGAGCGCCATCTTCGGGCCGGAGCCCAAGGCCGACAACCAGGGCGACAATGAGGACGCTTCCTCTTTTCCTGCCTCAAATGAGGCCGAAAAACAGGAAGCGGTGGCCGAGGAGAGCGAGTTCCCGGTCGACGACCCCGGGTGCGAGGGCGATCGCCACGATGCGCGCGAGCGGCCGACGATCGAGCGCGATTCGTGGTGGGAGGCCCGTCATCAAACCCGCCTTGGCGGTCCCGGAACCAAGTTCGAGGTGAGGGCAATCCTGGACAACGGCGACCTGCTGTTGATCCCGGCGCACATCGGGGATGCAATCACCCAGTCCCCGGGCCAACTGCTCAACACTGACTTGTGGGCGCCGTGCGAACCCCCCACCCTGGCCGAGCAGGTCATGCCCGAGCTGTGCGAGCCCATGGTGGGTGGCGAGTCGGCGGAATCCCATGGTGGTGCCCCGTCCGACGAGGCCGCCGCGCCCTACGTCAGCGACATCGACCCGGGCTACGCCGAGCGCGTGGCAAACGACACATGCCGGACGCCCGGAGGCGAGCACATCGAGGGGACCCCGGTGCTGGAATGCCCGGGATGCCAAGCGGTTAAGCGCAGCACCGACGAGTTCTTCAAGGTCAACGGGTACCAGCCTCCGGCTCCCGAGAAGCCGAAGCGCGGTGGCCGCAAGCCGAAGGCCCATCCCGAGCAGCCCGCCGAGGAAGCGCCCCTCACCGAGGAAGAGACCAACGACCGCATGGCGGCTGCATACCAGCACCGGATCGCCCACGCCCCGCAGACCGTGGATGACTGGTTGGAGCACGTCCGGCTCTGGTCCAACACCGTCGAGGCCCGGAAGGCCGACCTGGCCGAGGCCGTGACCAAGCTCGACGAGGCCAAGTCGCAGGCCCGCCGGATGTTCGAGGAGCGGCTGAGGAGGATGAGGGCGTGAGGAAATCGGAACTGGTGCCCTTGATGGGCAAGAGGGTCGTCGTCGAGAAGGTCTATCAGCGGACTTGGGGAGAGATCCGAACTTGGGAAGCTAACCCCCCATTCGAGATTCGCACCGGCTGGGTCGTCGGGATCCGATACCTGCAAACCGGAAAGAGGCGATACGTCGGCTACGAAGAGGGCTACGAGTGGGAGCAGACCGGCAAGCCGGTCGAAGCCCTGATGGTCTGCTACTGGCCGACTATGAAGCCGATCCCCGTACCGCTAGACGGTTTCAGGGTTGCGACCGACGGCGATCCCGATCCCTGCCCGTCCACGGGCGCCTGGCGTGATGTGGACCGCGAGTACCTCCGCCAGGAAATGAAGGACTGGCCCCGCGAGAAGGGGAAGTGGGTCAAGAAGCCAACGGCATAGGACAAACCCCGGCACGGGAGGGGATGCCCGGCGCTGGTGGATGCGGAGACGACGTAGTGAGCAACATCGAGAGGGCAAGAGCATTGTTGAAATCAGCAGGATTCATCGAAGGGGAGCCGATCACTTACGGCCACTCGCCGGAGATCATGCGGGCGCAAGAGGAGTTCGCCTGCCTGGACTGCGGGCGGCCGGTCGGGGAGCAGGCGCGGGGCTCGGCCCAGTGCTGGGATTGCGTGGTCGCTGAAATCCGGGACGAGATCGCGACCCACCTGGTCGAGCACAACAGGGAGCGGGCGAGAGGGCCCGTCATCGGGTGGCAGGAGCCCCGTTGGCGGCCTGGCGAGGTCGTGGGGCGATGAGCGTTCACCACTTTCAGCTCGACGTTGAGGGTGCCCTGCTCAACTGGCCACTCAAGAGGTTCAAGGGGATGTTTCTGGACAGCAAGGGTGGGGTGATGTCGCCGGACGAGGCGAAACGCCATCTATTGCGGTTGTTCGGAAAGGGCGTCAAGTACCTGCCCTTTGGCAACTGCGAGGGCTTCGACCCCGTGACCGGCTGCCCTGGGCACCCAGAAGACGGAGAGGTGACCCCATGATCCGCATCGAGATCCCCGGACTCCCTCCGTCAGTCAACGCCGAACGGGGGAAGCTCCGGCAGGCCATGCGCAAGCGGCGGGAGTTCAAGGCCACCGTTCACGCGGCCGTGTTCGACGCGAACCTCGAGGGAATCGGCCTCGGCTCACGCGAGCGCCCAGTCCGGGTGGAGATCGTCTACGTCTTCGGGCCGCGTCGACGCTCGAGCGACACCTTCAACCGCGAGAAAGCGCTCCTCGATGCCCTAACCACCGCCGGGGTCCTCTATGACGATCGCTGGGTCAAGATTGGCGAGATCACCTCAGTTTGGGGGCCAGAGGATCGAACACTCGTCAAGCTGTGGGAGGTCGATGAGCCAACGCTCGAACAGGTGATGGAGTGGTTTGACGCACCGCACCCGTTGATGGAGCGGGTAATGGGAGGGCGCCGTGGCTGAGCAGCCGCCATTGCTCGCGGTCGACGCGACCGACCGCCTCTGGTGGGTTAGCCTCCTGCCAGCGCAGGACCGCGAGATGCTGGGCCACATCCTGCGCAAGTGGCGCCATTACTTCGGAGAGGGAGCATCCGCTGAACGGGACGAGCAGGAGTGGGCTCGAGAGGTGCATGGCCGCGTGCGAGAAGGTCTCAGGCTTAACAAGGATTCATGAACGCAACTTTTGGGAAATCTGCGCAGAAATCCGCGATGAAAAATTGAAGGAGTATGCTACGATGGCCTCGACTAAGGTGTCGAAGAAGAAGCACGGCGTCTGGCACGAGCATTGCAAGAATGAAGTGAAGGGCCGCCGTTGTGGGGGCCAGATCATCACCTGGTACCACAAGAATTGGGACCGAGACCCGGTAACCCAGCTCGTCCTTCCGCATACCGAATACCGCGTCTGGGTATGCCAGCGGTGCGAGAAGGAGTACCGTGAGCCCATCGCTCAGCGAATCCTCTTCGACCCAGACAATCGCCAGCCGATGATTAGCGAGTACAGCCAAGAGACAGCTCGCGACCCGTACAAAGCAGTTTGAGTGAAGCCGCCCAGTGGGGCGGCTTTTCTCTTGCGGGATGCATAGTGCTGCTCGGGCTGGCACGGCCCGAACCACCCGGCGCACGTCCGGGCTCCCGCTATGAGGGTTTGAGGGGGTGGTCGTGTTGTGGAATCAAAACGCAAACAACCCCATGTGTCTCGCGAGGGGAAGTGTACCGCACGAAGCAAACGCCGCCCCGGGGAGCCATGCGGAGCATGGGCCGTCAAGGGAAAGGATGTCTGTTACCATCACGGCGGGGCGAGCACAGGCGCCCCGGACCGCAACAAGAATGCGGTAACGACGGGCGAGCGGGAAACCATCTGGACCGATGTCCTGGACGAGACCGAGCAATCGATACTCGAGCGCAACCTCGACAAGCTGAAGCTGCTCGAGGAAGAGATCGGGCTCCTGACCATCCGCGAACGGCGGATGCTCGCGCGCATCAAGTCGCTCGCAGATGACCCGGACGGCATGACCCTGGTTGAACAGACCGAGGAGTTCAGCGAGGACAGCCACAAGAGCAAGGCCAAGAGGATCGGCACGCTCGGACAGATCCAGCGAATCGAGGAGGCGCTGACCAGGGTCCAAGCCCAAAAGAATCGGGCGATCGAGCTGAAACACAAGCTTGAGATGGATAGCGGCGCGGCAGACGGGGGCAACATCCCGACCATTCGTGTCGTTCCACCGTCTGGGAAGACGATATGAGCGAGTTCGTAATCGGGCCCGAATACTTCCTCCCCAAGCAAAACGAGTATGTGTGGACGCCGGACGATGGCCGTCCAAAGGATATCGCTCTGTACTTGGGCGGGGTTGGCTCCGGAAAGACCTTCTCGAGCGTGCGCAAAGGCTATCTCATCAGCCAGATTTACCCGGGCTCTCGGGGCCTGGTTGGCGGTGAGGACTACCCACTTATCCGCGACACGACGCTCGGAGGTGTACATGGCTGGCTCGACTTCATGGAGACGGAGTTAGGGCTCGTCGAGGGCAGGCACTTCCGGTTCAACCGAAACGAGCACAAGATCGGTTTCCCGAACGGATCCGAGGTGCTGTTCAGGGGGCTCCGGCACCAGCGAAAAATCAAGAGCTTGACGCTGACCTGGGCGCACATTGAAGAGGCGTCCGACATCACTCTCGAATCCTTCCTCCAGGTCGACGCGCGCCTTCGACAGGGCGCGCCCGCCGGTTGGATGGGGGATTGGCGCCGCTTTCTGTTTCTGAGCACCAACCCCGAAGAGGTGGCGGGCTGGATTCACGACCTTTTCATCGCGCAAGAGGACAATCCCGAGTGGACCGAGGGCAGGAAGAAGGCGATCGACAAGATCAGGCCATTCATCCGCTACGTGCACGCGCCGACGACCGAGAACGACCGGCTCCCAGATGGTTACCTAGATTCGATGCTCGCGCTGGGTGACGACGACTGGGTCGATGTCTACGTCCACGGAAAGACAGGGGGTAAGGGGAAGGGGCGGGTTTACCGAGCCTTCGACCGAGGGATCCACGTCGATGGGGTCGGCGATCGTGCATTCTATCGTCCTGACCTTCCCTTGAGGCTCGCGCTGGATTTCAACGTTAACCCGATGACGGGGAGTATCCACCAAGTGCTGCCCGACAAAACGATCTTGACCTTCGATGAAATCAGCATCAAGGACAGCGGAACTCAGGACCTCTGCGAGGAATTCTTGCGGCGGTATGGTCCTTGGGGGCGGGCGCCGCACAAGGGACAGGTCATCGTCTATGGGGATGCGGCCGGCAACTCGCGTTCAACGAAAACTAGCGACTCGGATTACGACATCGTCCGACGAATGCTGTCCGGCAAGTTCAGTGGCGGCGTAGCGTTCCGCGTTCCAGAGGCTAACGGCCCGGTCAAGGATCGCGTCAATGCGGTCAATGCCAAGCTGAAGAGCGCCTCGGGTGTCGTGGGATGGGTGATTCATCAGCGATGCAAGACGCTGATCAAGGACCTCGAGCTGGTGCGCTGGCGCGAGGGGACAACGGACATCGACAAGAAGACCGACCCGCGCCTGACGCACATGAGCGACAACGCGGGATACCTGGTCGTCTGGGAGTTTCCGGTGAAGCCACCCAGCGCGGGCGCGGTCACCGTTAACCAGCTACGGGCGATCCAACAAGGGAGGCGCTGATGCCCAACCAAATCAAGTGGGACGACAACAAGGTCCCGTACCAATCTGGCCTCGATGCTTCCGGTACCAACGCCCTCGTGGCTCAGCTCGACGCAAGCCCGACCGCTGGACAAGGCTTCCAGATCGTCAAGGTCAGCAACGTGCCATCGAGCACCGAGACGGACAAGCCGTTCACGGGCTCCTTCACGGTCCAGGCCGGTGCTCAGACCACCCAAAACCTGACGACCGTCACTACTGGTAAGACGCTTCGAATCACCGACATCTTCGTCTCGTCCAACTCGGCGACCTCCGAACAGGTTTCACTTCAGGCGAACGGGGTCACGATCTGGACCGGTTGGGTGTCCAGCTCGAGTCCGCTCGAGCTGTCGGGGCTCAAGAAGGGGCCATCGGCCAGCTCCGGTCAGGCGCTCACCTTGATTGCCCCGGCAAACGCCGCGACCCAGGGCATCGCGTACTACATCGGCTCGTTCGAATCGGCGTAAGGAGGGCCCCATGTTCGCCACGCAGGACACCACCAAAGACACCAACGGCAACGAGGCCCAGTTCTCGATCGAGGACGACTCCAACGTCGTCAAGATCACGGGCAACTACATCACGGCGGCGGGCGTCGCGACCCCGTTCACCAACCTCCCCGGCGGCACCACCTTGCCTGCGGCCGACCCCGCGCTGACCACCTACGTCTCCTTCCAGGTGACCTCGGCGGGCGCCCTCTCGATGTTCAGCTCCACCTCCGGCGCCGTGCCCTTGCAGGGTGGCGAGTTCCTCGAGGTCTACCGGACGACCATCGCTCCGAATCAAGCGGCCTCGGCCGACGAGACCGCCGACATGGCGATCACGCCCGACCTCCAGTAGGAACGGCACGAGATGGCAGGCACGGCCGCGAAGACTGGCGGCGATCCCATCAAGCGCCTGGTCGAGCGGCGTCACCCTGACCACAAGGCCAACCTCCCCGAGTGGCAATTCTTGCGCCAGGCGATCGAGGGCGGCCCTGCCTACGTCGATGGCAACCTCTTCCAGCACCCGAAGGAAGACCCGACCGTCTACGCCGCGCGGAAGCAGCGGGCGGGCGACCACCACTACAACCTCACCGCGCAGGTGCTGCAGACCTACCTGGGGTACCTGTTTCAAACCCCGCCGGCCATCGGCAACGGCATCCCCGCATGGCTCGCTGACTTCATCGCCGAAGCCGACGAGGACGGGCGCCCCCTGGTCGAGTTCGCCAAGGACGTGGCCCAGTGGCAGATGGGGTACGGCATTATCTGGATCGGGGTCGACAAGCCCCAGGCGGACCCCGAGGCGATCGCCAACGCGTCCGAGGCACAAGAGAAGGAGAGCGGCCTCGCGCCGTACGCCTACCTCGCCCATCCGGACCATGTCCTCGACGGCAAGATCGAGCGCGGGGTGGTCAAGTGGCTGCTCGTCCAGGAGGACAAGCGCGACGACGACGACCCGATCGCCTCGAGCGGCGAGATGGTCACCAAATACCGGCTCTGGACCGAGACGGACTGGCGGCTCATCTCGCAGGCAAAGGGCGCCGATGGCTCGGTGCGCTGGGCGGTCGAGGCCGAGGGCCCAAACCCCGTGGGCCGCGTGCCGTTCGTGCCGTTCCGGTACGGCTCGGGCTCCGGGTTCGCGTCGCCGGGCCTGGTCGCCGACATCGCGCACCTCGACCGAGCGATCTGGAACAAGGCGAGCCTACTCGACGAGATCCACTATGCGGTGACCTTCCCGCAGTTCGCGATCCCGTACGTCGGGGATCTGTACGAGCAGACGGGAGAGGACGGCACCGGCAGCCCCATCTACGGCCTCACGGCCCAGGGGCACGGAATCCTGGCGATGGGCCTCCACTCGGTCATCCCCTATGCCAGCGAGGCCGGGGAGCCCCGCTACGTCACCCCGCCGAACGAGCCGGCCACCGCCTTGCAGGCCTCGATCGACAAGATGGTCCACCTCCTGCTCGGCCTCGCGCTGCTCGACGGCGAGTTCGCGCACAGCGACGGCCAGGTCGGGGTGAAGGCGGCCGCGTCTGGTATCTCAAAGGCCTACACGTTCGAGAAGCTGAACCGGCGGCTGGCGACCATCGGCGACAAGCTCGAGGCGGCCTTCGCCCTGGTGTTCGAGCTTGTCGCCCTGTGGCTCGGGAAGTCGCCCGACGACATTCCCGAGGGGGCCTGGGTCTTCAGCGACTCCTTCGAGGTGAGGTCGCTCGCGCAGGACCTCGAGGAGTTTGCCGCGCTGATGGGCAGCAACGTGCCCTCGGCGACGGCGCGCGCCGAGCTGTGGAAGCGCATCCTCCGCAAGGCCCTCCCGAAGCTCGAGGAGGACGAGTGGAAGAAGATCGAGGCCGAGATCGACGCCGGGGCCGAGCTGAGCGTGACCGGCACGATGGGGGCCCAGCTCGCCAAGCTGATGCTCGGACCGGTCAACCCGAGCGAGCAGGGACAGACGGCGGCCGAGGGCGACGGGTTCGGCGAGGCACAGCCCCCAGGGGGCGGAAAGGCGGGAGCCCATGCTGCGTAGGTACCAGCTTTCGATCCGCATCCTGCCCGAGGTGGCCTGGCATGGCTCGAAGGCTGACCGGATTCAGAAGCTGATCGTGACCGACCCGGAGATCCGTAAGCGAATCTCGGAGCTGGCCTCCAGCGTCGACCCGCGGGCGATCGTCGAGCGGCGAACCGATGCCGCTGGCTCCTGACGATCCGAAGCTCGTCCAGGTCATCGGGGTCTCGAACGACGAACTCGAGCGGTTCACGGCGGATCGGCAGAAACGCCTCCTCGCGGTCTACCAGCGCGAACGGGACGTTCTCATCCACCGCTTGATGAAGGTCGGGACGGGCGACACCTTCGGGGCCCGGCACATGGCTGCGTCACTGAGCGTGCTCGACGACGCGATCTCGCGCCTGCTCGATGAGCTGAACGGCGTGTTCAAGTCGGCATTCGTCGATCACGCCGAGACGGCGGCCGGCCAAGCGGTGCGGGAGGTCTCGCAGCTCGAGGGAGCGTTTGCCTCGGCGTCGACAGCCCGGGCGATCGCCGCGCTCGATGGGGTGATCCCCCACCGGGCGATCGACCAGGTGGTCCAGCTCGGGAAGTTCGAGACCGAGGGGATCGTGCTCGACATCGACGCGACGACCAAGGCGATCCTACAGCGGGGTCTCCTCACCGGCCGCAACTCGCGGCAGCTGGTGGGCGAGCTGGCGCAGCAGGTGGGCGACAACATGGACCGGCAGGCCTGGCGCCTCGAGACTACGCTCCGGACCGGGCTCAACGCGGCCCAGGCCAGGGCCCATAACGAGACGTACACCGAGATCCGCGACGACCTCTTGCCCGACCTCAAGCGCCAGGGCCACGAGTTCCTGTTCAGCTACGCCAAGGAGCTGAGCACGCGGGGTGGGCGCCGGAGTCGCAACCATCCTTTTTCTGCCTACCTCGAAGGGAAGGTGACGGACCTCGACAAGCCATGGGTCGTCTCGTCGCCCGTCTTTCCGGTGATGTTCTGGGCGCGCGACGGCGGGGCCTACACCGGCATGCACTACCCGGCGCACCTCCACGAGCGGGGCCGCCAGGTGCCCTACCATCCGGCGTGGGATGCCTCGAGGTCACAGGCGGCGACGCGGGTGGGCCAGGCCGCGAAGATGCAGGAGGACATCGAGGCGAAGATCGCGCGGAAGACTGGGGAGTCTCAAGGCTTGGCCGGCTCACCGGTTCCAGGGGCGCGCCAACGTCCCGCCCTTGGGGCTGACGCCCGCCGGGAGGTGCTGCGCCGGGCCGAGCGGCTACAGCGACGCCTCGACCGATCCGCGGACGAGATCGCGAGCCTGAACCGCAAGATGCGCGAGTTGTTTGGGTCAGACGACCCCGCGGCCGAGGCTCGGATGAAGGAGTTGACCAGGCGCCAACGGGACCTGATAGCCCGGCGCAACGCGATCTGGGAAAACCAGACCTCGATCGTCAGGAAAGGGATCGAAGCCCCGACACCGGCCGCTCCGGACATCACCTACTCCGGCCGTGGGCCGCGGATCGCCAAGTGGAAGGAGGGGGCCGAGGTCTTCAACCGGCTGGTGGGTCCTGGCCTGGTCGATGGACAGGGCATCACCATCACAGGGATCCCATCCGGGAAGGCTCAGCGGGCGTTCTACAGCAACCTCCGCCGCACCGTGTTCCAGGACCGGCGCGACGAGCCGCGGGTGATCGTCCACGAGATGGGGCACTGGCTAGAGCACAACGCCCGGGGGGTCCAGGACAAGGCGATCGCCTTTTGGCGGCGTCGAACCCAGGGCGAGCCGGACAAGCGCCTCGTCGACCTGTTCCCGGATGCTGGCTACGACAAGAAGGAAACGACCAAGGTCGACCAGTTCATCCACCCGTACATGGGGAAGGTGTACTATCAGGGCGGCAAGATTGCGGCCACCGAGGTCATCTCAATGGGCCTCGAGGAGCTGTATGCCGATCCGGTCGGGTTCGCGAAGCGTGACCCCGACTACTTCGACTTCATCTACGAGCTGGTTCGGGAGGGCGGCTAGTGGTCAAGATCCGGTGGCGCCACCTCGAGGCGACGATCGAAGGGGGCCGGTGGCGCAGCTCCGACCCCGGCTTTCAAGGCATGCTGAACGTCATGCACCCGCACGGCGTTTCGGCTGCGTGGCCCGACCCCGACTACGCCCAGGCCAAGGAGGTCGTCGACCAGATCGGCGGCGAAATCATCTACCGATCGCCGCCCGGCGAACCGCCCGAGGGCGAAGACATCGTGTACTGACCCCGGCCGCTTGGCCGGGGTTTCTCGTTGAAAGGAGGCCTCGATGGCCATCAAGCTCCAAACCCCGCAGGGCGCCGCGGTCCTCTGGCGGGGCTCCTGGTCGTGTCCCGAGAACCACGACCTGCAAGGTCTGCTCAATGCCCACTTCGCCGGCATGACCACCCTCGAGGAAGCCGAACAGGTCGCGGGCGCCCTGGGAGGCGTCGTGAGCGTCATGGGTCGATCCGCCGATGAATCTCCCCAGCCCGAGCCGGGCGGGGTGGTCCATCACGAGGTTCCGCCCGAGATCGCGGCGGCCCTCGAGGCCGAGCCGGAGCACGCGGCCGCACCTGCCGACCCAGCCCCCGTGGATCCCGCTCCCGCTCCGGAGCCTGCCGCGCCCGAGCCTCAGGCTCCCGCCGAGGCCGCGCCCGCGGCTGTCGAGGCTCCGAAGCTCGAGGGGGCGATCGCCGTCGCGCTGCCCGATGTGGAGCCCGGCCACTCCCAAGAGGAGCTGAACGCGATCGCGCTCGACCGGTTCACGGCTGCGGCGCAGACGGCGGCCGACGAGATCCGGGCGGACGGGGCCGAGGCGCATCCGGCCGCTCCGGCCGAGGCTCACGAGCCGGAGCCCGAGCACCAGGACGGGGACGAGCCGCCCACCTACTAGCGGACCTTCGAACCATCTTGCGCCTCCCTTCGCATGAGGGGAGGCGCAGCCCTTACAGGGGGTCAATCCTGGGGCCTGACGCGCGGGCCTGTTCGCGTGGCAGCGGCCGACGAGGGGCCCTAAACCCTCGGCAGAAGAGGAGAGACGATCCATGCACCTTCCCCGGAACCCAGTGAGCGCCCCCAGCCTCAGCATGAGGACCCCGTGGGGCCGGCCCCTTTTCCTGTTCGACTCCGACAACGGCGCGGGCGCCGGTGCCTCGAGCACCAGCGGCAACGCTGGGACGGGTGACCAGGGAACCGCCGCTCCCGCCATCTCGTTCGCCAGCCAAGAGGACTTCGACGCGGTCATCGAGCAGCGGCTCTCGCGCGAGCGGACCAAGCTTCAGAAGACCATCGACGGCCTCACGGCCCAGGTGAACGAGCTGACTGGCAAGGGCAAGGGTGACGACAAGGGGAAGGGTCACGGCGACGGCGAGAAGCGATACACCCAGACCGAGGTCGAGACCCTCATCCAAGAGAAGTGGGCGCCCCAGATCAGCGAACGCGATGGACGGATCGCCAAGCTGGAAGGGGTGATGCGCGACAACGCTATCCTTCGGGCCGCGGCGGGCGCGATCGACCCGGACCAGGTCGCCAGGCTCCTGCGCGACGAGATCGGTTTCGACCAAGGGGGGAATCTCGTCGTCGTGGATGCCGAGGGGGAGCCCCGACTCAGCTCCAAGGGGAAACACATCCCCGCGGAAGACCGGGTCAAGGAATTCCTCGAGGCCAACAAGCATCTCGTCAAAGGCTCGGGTATCCCGGGCGTCGGCTCCTCCAACAGGAACGCAGCAACGCAAGCGCAGGGCCAGAAACAGGATCGCTCCGTCGACGGTGCGACCCGGGCCCTCGCGAATGCCTTCAGGAACCAGAAGCTCCTGTAGGCCAAGCGGGGCATGACCCCAGGGAGTAACCATCCATGATCGATTTCAACGCGATTCAGGTCGTCCTGAATCAGACGTTCGCAAGCCCTGTCGCTGACCAGCTGAACAACCGCGTCCAGATCCTCCGCACCCTGAAGAAGACGATCGGGGGCGGGAAGAACATCAGCTGGCCCGTGAAGGTCGCGGCCAACTACCAGGCGGCCTCCTACGCCTCGGGTGCCGTCATCAACTCGGGCGCCTCGGTGACCAACACCCGCGTCCCGGCCGTCCTGCAGTGGGCCCTCAACAAGGCCGAGTTCTCGGTCGCGGGCGACGCGCTCGCGATCGCCGCCACGTCCGGTCCCGAGGCCCTCGCCAACCTGTTCAAGGACGAGGTGATGGGGGCGGGCCGCGACCTCGCGGTCTCCCTCGCCACCCAGCTTTATGCCGCCAAGGTCCAGTCCACGGACATCGACGGGTTCGGCGTCGCGCTGACCAACACCGGCACCTATGCGACGATCAACCGAGCCACCTACTCGGCATGGCAGGCCAACTACTACGCGAACGGTGGCGTGGGCCGCGCGCTCACCAAGGCCATGCTCGACCAGGGCGAGCGTGACTGCTTCGCCAACTCGGGGTTCACGCCGGACCTCATCATCACCACACCGACCCTCATCAACTCGTACGAGGGCCTGTTCACCTCGATCCAGCGACAGAACACCGATCAGCCCTACGACATCGCGCCGCGGCTGTCGGACATCCACTACCGCGGGATCCCGGTCATCCGGGACGCCCGGTGCCCGGCGGGGGCCCTCTTCATGCTGACCCTGGACTCGATGGAGTTCGAGCAGCTGCCTCCCCTCACCACCGCCGATGGGATCTCCCTGGTGGCCGGCACGGAGCCCCTGATGGACCCGGATGGCAATGTCGGGCTCCAGGTCACGATCGAGCTGCTCGGCAAGACGGGTGACAAGGTCGACGGGTTCATCAAGTGCTACAACAACCTGGTGGTGAAGCACCCGAACATGAACGCGGTAATCAAGGACCTCCAGTAGTCCGCCCAATCGAATAGCACATGGGGCCAGGCGATCGCCTGGCCCTCTTGATGGAGGCCACCACCATGGGAACGCAATCGACCCTCAACACCCAGTGTCCGGGCAACGCCGCGGCGGCGACCGGCGACAAGCTCCAGGGCTTGATTACCGCAGTCAACGAGCTCTTGAGCAAGTACAACGCTTGCCAAACGGACCTGGCGAACGTCCGCACCCAGTACAACAACGTTCAGACGGACCTGGCGAGCCTTCGGGCGCAGTACAACGCCCTCAGGGTCGATTTCATCGACCTCAGGACGAAGTACATCCAGCACCAGGCGGACGGTTCGCACACCGCTGCGGCCAACACGACCGCCGCCAACGTCACCGCAGACGCCCCCGCCGCGGCCACCTCGGCCACGATGGGCGCGCTCACCTCGGCGCAATTGGCCGCCCTTACTTCTGCCCAGGCAACGAGCGCCGCCGTCGCCGCTCTCACTTAAAGGAGGACCCATGTCCGTTTGGATGAACAAGACCAAGGAAACGCTCCACCTCGAGCTGGAAGGCTCGGATCCGGAGGGCTTCCGGGACGTGGCTGCCGGCGAACTTCTCATCATCGACGACAAGCTCGACTACGTCATCGGCACGCACACGACTCTCGGCCAATTCGAGAAGGTCGACCCGGCCAAGATCAAGGCCGCGGCTAAGGACGACAAGTAAGGGAGGTGCGGGATGGCCCTGGCAGAAGCAGACATCCTCGATTGCCTGGTGATGCTAGGGCTTCCCGCCCGCATCGACATCGCGAGCGGTTACTCGGGCGGCGATGGCGAGGCCATGCGCTGGTCGTCGATCGTCCGACAACTCCTCACCGCCCCGCAGCTCTCGGCCGACCAAGAGACGGCAGTCCGGAGCCTCCTGAACGCCTGGCGGGCGGTTCAAAACGATGCCGACCGGATCAAGGCTGAGGGGCTCGACTCCAACCCTTTCCGCACCCGCGCGCGCCTTGCGGCCCAGCTCGCCAACTACATTGGCTTCAGCACCTACCGCGGGGGTGGTGGGATCCAGATCCGGAGGGCCTAGGCCATGCCCGATGCCCTTTCGAAGCTCCAGGCCGGGATGGACAAGGCCCGGGGTAAGCTCGCCGCGCAGCGCCTCGGCGGCCGCGAGTGGGACGTGACGGTATCCATCTGGACACCGGGCGATGACCTGGTCGGGACGGCCGGGACCTGGGGCGGGGCGATCACCCTCTCCCCGCGGCCCAAAGTCGTGGTCAAGGCTGTCTTCCGGATGACCGAGAACGGCCCCCTCCTGGTCGGCGACGCCACAGTTTCTGGGATCTCTCGTGTCAACTACACGGAGGCCCAGCTCAAGCCGGCGAACTCGGTTCCCTCCCGCTGGACGATCAACGGCAAGAACTACTCGCTGGTAGAGCTGCAGCCGAAGCCCACCGAGTGGATCGCCATCCTCAAAGAGGAGATGCAGTGATGGGTTCGACGGGCATCGAGATCACGGGCGGTGGCAACCTCGCGGCCTTGGGCCCGCTGTTCGCGCGCGAGGCGATGGCCCTCATCGCGGAGACGGTCCTGTTTGCCGAGGTGGCGATCGCCGACCAGATCGACGCGATGCACGCCGTCGACACCGGCCGCCTCAAGGCCTCGATTTCGGCCAAGACCGCTTTCAACTCCAAGGACACGGCAACGGCCATCGATTCGGACGGACTCGGCGCGGTGGTCGGCACGAACATCGCCTATGCGATCCCGGTCCATGAGGGCTACACCCGCACGCTCCGGTTCGACACCAAGGTCAAGGCGATCAAGCTCAAGAAGAACGGCGAGCTGACCAAGGAGAGCCTGAGGCGCGGCTACTCGTTCCACGAGAAGACGGGGGCTCCTGTCCTGACGGTCGCGGGCCGGCCCTATGTGCGCGCAGCCGTGCCTGACATCGAGGCCTTCTTTCAGAAGCGGGCTCGAGAGAGGTTCGGCACGCTGGTATGAACAACGTCCGCGCCTCGTTCAACAAGCTCGTCGCTACCCTCACCGACTCCGGAGTTCCGGTGATCGCCGAGCCGTCGAAGCCATGGCAGGACCCCTGCTATCGGATCGAGTGGCTCGACGCCGAGGTTCCCCGGGGCGTCTATCTGGCCACCCGGAACGTGCGGGTCCACATCCGGCAGAGCGACAGCACGGCCAACGCCGATGCCCGCATGGATCGTCTGATCAGGGCGCTTGGACTCGGGAATCAGGCATCCCTTACGCCGTCGAACCTGTACGACTACACCAGCTCGCCCACGTCCCCGCCGCTCATCGGGACGTTCCAGATCGAGAGATCCCCTCGAGGCGTCACCGTCCTGCCGCCTCCCATTGAGAACCCGCAGATTCGACACCTGGTCCTCAACCTGGTGGTCGTCTACCGCTTGTAAAGGAGTAGCCCCATGGCAGATCCTCGCCTGGCACAAAACCCGACAGTCGCCGGTGGCGTCCGCGTCGGCGTCGTCGACTTCGAAGTCTCCCCCCTCGGCACGGCGTACAGCGCCGATGCCTCGTTCGAGCGCCTGGGAACCATCGTCCCCGGCTCCTTCAAGAACAACATCGCCCGCAAGATGTTTGACTACGCCCGCGGCCTGCCTAAGGTCGCGATCAAGCCGTACGCCATCGGCACGGAGGGTGTCATCTCGTTCGACTTGGACGAGTGGACGGCTCGGGCTGTGGACGTGCAGAACGGCGGCGTGCCGATCGTCCGCACGCTCACCGCGGCGACGACCGTGTCCGTCGCCCCGGCGCCGACCAACACCGGCTTCACGACCGCGGCGGCCATAACGGGCGCAGTGGTCGGGTCCTGGATTGCGATCACCACGGGCGGCAACACCTACGACCGCAAGGTCCTGACCATCAGCGGTACGGCCGTGACCTTCGACCCCCTGCCGGGCGGCATCGTTCCCGTATCGGGCGACAGCGTCGCCAGGATCACCGCGTCGCAGGTCGCGGGTGGCGGCGGTCAGACCGTGCTCCGGACCGGTCGCATGATCTTTACCGACAACTACGGGGACAAGAGCTACCTCTATCTCCCTCAGATCGCGACCACCGGCAAGTTCGCGATCGACCCCAAGAACACCCAGGAGAACGCCATCATCCCGATGGAGTTCCGCTTGTACGGGGTCCAGTCGACCGTCAACGGCGTGCTCGACACCTACCTGTTCCACCACTACTTCGTCCCGGCTGTCTAAGCCAATCCGCCCGCCTGGGCGGTGGATTGAAACGTCCCGGCGGTGTAGCCGGCCAACTGAATACCCCCTCGGGCCCTGGCGGCATGGCTGGGGCCCTCACCTTGCGCAAAGGAGACCATCCCCATGGCCGAAGCTACCTCGAGCCCCCTTCCCATCAGCGACGAGCAGGTCGCGGACCTGCTCGACGAGGCACTCGACCCCGCGCTCTCGAAGGACTGGGTCATGTTCGGCGAGGGCGAGCACGCCAAGAGGTGCCAGGTGCGGTACCTCAATCTCCGGGCGGAACGGCGCATCGCCAAGGCCCTCGCGCCCCACCTCCACCTCCTGAACGGCATCGAGACCGGCAACCTCGCGGGCATGGGGGCGATCATCGAGCAGCTCGCCGACGTGCTGCCCGAGTGCGTCGCGGCCGCCTTCGATCGCGACGGGATCACCGTCGAGTGGCTCGACGAGCACGCGACCTCCAAGCAGGTGCTCGAGGCGGTCCGGTCCCAGCTTGGCAAGATGGCCCTGGCAGACCTCCTGGGAAAGCTCTTCAGGACCGGAGGCCCGTCAAGCTAAGGTCCGACGAGGACTCCAAGTTCCTCTCCACCCCCGACGCGATGGCCGATCGGGCCTGCTGGGATGCCGTGATGGAGCGATACGGGCTCCGGTCGTTCGAGGAATTCACGACGACGTGGAACCGGGCGCAACTGCTCGTCGCCATCGACGCGATGTTCTGGAACGCCGCCAAGGAGCGCGAGAAGTACGGGCGCTCCCCGATGGCGGCTGATACCCGCTCCCTGCGCGCGGCCGACGTGTTCGCGGGGCTGGGATTCTGATGGAGGTCGCATGTCCGACCAGATCGTTGACTCGCTCGTCGTACAACTGAAGACGGACCTGACCGCGCTCACGGCGGGCCTGACCCAGGCCGGCGAACAGGTCAAGGTCTGGTCCGTCGACGCCTCGGCCCAGCTCAAGGCCCTCGAGGTGACGGCGAACGTCACCAAGCTCGCGGGGGACCTCGCGAAGGCCACGACCCTGCTTACCGAGTGGGTGACCAGCGCCAAGGAGCGGGCCAAGGTCACGATCAAGGCCAACCTCGACCCGAAGGCCGTCGAAGACGAGATGGGCAAGGTCGCCCAGCACCTCCAGGACCAGCGATTCGCCAAGATCAAGGCCGAGTTCGACCAGGCCTCGTTTACCCACCAGCTCGAGCAGCTCGGGACCAAAGCCAAGCAGTGGGCCAAGGACACCGGCGAGAAGCTCAAAGACTTCAAAGAGGGGGCCATGGCCCTCGCGGCCGGGGGAGCGGCGATCGCCATCCCTATCGGCGAAGCGGTCAAGCAGTTCGGCGACTTCGAGAAGAGCTTGATCCGGGTCCAGTCGGTCTCCAAGGCGACCGAAGGTGAGATGGCCCAGATGAAGGCCATGATGCACCAGATCGGTATGGACACCCAATTCTCGGCCAAGCAGGCCGGGGAGGGCTTCGCCGAGCTGGCCGATCGTGGCTACAAGGCTCAGCAGATGCTCAGCGCCATGCCCGGCATCGTGAACCTGGCATCGGCGGCCCAGGTCTCGATCGGCGAGGCCGCGGCGGTCACGGGCGAGATCCTCCACGGCTTCGGGATGCAGGCCGACCAGGCGACGGCGATCGCCGACCACCTCGCCTACGCGGCCAACAACTCGGCCATCTCGATCTCCGACCTGTCGGAGTCCATGAAGTTCGTGGCGCCCGTCGCCCACTCCTCGAACCAGTCGCTGGGCGAGGTGTCGGCGATCCTCATGGCGCTCGCCAACAACGGGATCCGCGGGACGATGGGAGGCACGGCCGTCCGCGAGATGCTCACCCTCCTGCAACGGCCCAGCATGGAGGCCTCCTTCCGGCTCAAGGAGCTGGGCATCTCGATCCAGGACACGAACGGGAAGATGCTGCCCCTGACGGACATCATCGACCAGCTGCGCGAGAAGACGGCCAAGTTCACCGAGGTCAAGCGGAACGAGACGATCGCGACCATCTTCGGCATGGAGGCCCAGACCTCGGTGCTCGCCCTCATGGGACTCCACAAGGGCAAGATCGAGGAGCTGGTGGCCGCCCAGGAGAAAGCCGCAGGGTCGGCGCAGCGGGTGGCTGATGGCGTCAACACCGGTCTGAACTTCTCGTTGAAGCAGCTCCAGGGCTCGATCGAAACGCTGGTGATCAAGGTGGGGGAGGACTTTGCCCCCGCCATCGAGTCGATCAACCTCGCCCTCACCCAGTTCACCAACTTCCTGATCCAGATCCCCGAGCCCATCCGGACGGCGGTGGAGACGCTCGCGGCGATCGCCGCGGTCTCCGGGCTGGTCGCGGGAGCGATCGGGGCGATCCTGAACGTCCTGCCGGCGGTCGCAGCTGGTTTCGCCGCGCTCGCGAGCCCCGCGGGCCTCGCCATCATCGCGACGGCTGGGCTCGCGGCAGCGGTCATGGCCGTGGTGGGCGCGCTGAAGCAAGCCCAGGATCAGGAGGACAAGCGCAAAGCGGGGCTCGCGGGGACCCTCAAGTCCACCGAGGACCTCATCAAGCGGTACGAGGAGCTGAAGACCAAGACGCACCTGACCAAAGCCGAGGAGGAAGAGCGTCACGCTATCTTGGCCAAGCTGGACGCCATCTCTCCGGACCTGGTGACGGGCTACGACTCCCAGGGCCGCGCTCTCGACGCGAACACCGACGCGGCCAAGCGCTACATCGCGACGCTCAAGGAGCAACTGGCGCTCGAGAAGCAGGTGGCGCAGCAGCACCTCGAGGGGGCCCGGAACAAGGTCGCGGAGTTGCACGTCAAGCTCCTCGAGGCGCAGGAGCAGCTCCGGAACACCGGGACCGCCGACAACACGACGATCGTGGGCGGCATCCAGGTCGGCGACAAGCGGGCCGAGCTGGCGGCCTACATCCAGGATCTCCGGAAGGAAATCTCGGCGGCCCAGGCGGACTACGACAAGCTCAAGGCCAAGATCAAGGGGGCGGACGCCGCCGGGGATGGCCACGGCGGCACCACCCAGCGCGGCAAGTCGGTCGAGATCCGGACCCGGCACCACCTGCCGAGGGCCAAAAAGGAGAAGGAGGACGATCCCCTCGACCCCGTGCGAGAGGCCATGAGCCTGGACGACGCCAAGCACTCGGCTGGCGCCCTCTCGGACGAGGCCTATCTCCAGCGCCTGATCGCGCACCAAAAGAACTTCAACCAAGCGAGCACCGAATACTGGCAGATCCAGGAGGAGATCAAGCGCACCCGCCAGGACATCGCCGACAAGGCCGACGAGCGCGAGGACAAGGAGCGGAAGGCGGCCAAGGACTCGACGGATGCCAACCTCGCGGCGGCCGCCCTGATGGACAACAAATCGGCGGTCCTGAACGTTCAGCTGGCCAGCTACGAGCACCAGCTCGACGTGCTCAAGGCCCACCACGGGAAGGCCGTCGACATCCTCGACATCGAGAAGAAGATCCGCGACGTCAAGAAGAAACAGACCGACTACCAGCAACAGCAGCTGGACAAGGCGCTCCAGACCATGCAGACCATGGCCGGACTCGCCGACGGGATGTTCAAGGCGTCCGACACCTCGAAGCTCGACGAGCTGACGGCCAAGGCCGCGGTGATCCAAGACAACCTGGACCGGATGCACAAGGCTGGGATCGACCCAAGCAACCCCGAGTTCGCCAAGCAGCAACGGGAGCTGGACGCCACTCACACGGACATTCAGAAGGCCCAGGACACGCAGGACGGGGCCGTCCCTGGGTTTCTAGCGGGTCACGCTCAGGCGCTCGCCGAGTTGCCCGGCAAGCTCAAGGACATGGGCGAAGGCCTACAGTCCTTCGTCAAGACGCTGACCGCTGCGGTCCCGTCCCTCGCCCCCCTGTTCTCGCAGCTCGGGGCGGCCCTCGCCCCGGTCATCGCGGCCCTGCCGCCCCTCTGGGTGATCGTGGCCGCGGTTGTCGCGGTGCTGACCCTGTTCGCGCTTGCGTGGCAGCAGAACGTGGCCGGCATCCAAGAGGCCTTCGGCAATCTGATGAGGGGAGTCCTGTACCTCTGGAACGCCCTGGTCAACTTCCTGGCCCCCGCCGTACAAGTGGTCGGGACCGTCTTCTCGGCCCTATTCAACGTCCTCGGCGTCCTGTTCACCGTCGTTGGCGCGGTCGTGAACGGGATCGCCTCCCTGGTCAACTGGGTCTGGAACGTCATCAGCGCGTTCACGCCGCTCAAGGCCATCATCGATGGTATCTCATGGGTCTTCGGGCAGCTTGGAAGCGCCATCGAGTGGCTTATCAATTGGGTCATGGATCGCTTCGGCGGCAAGCATGTGCACTTCAGCTCCGCCGGGGACAACCAGCAGCAGCTGCAACGGCAGGCGGCCGATCAATATGGCCTGACTAACGCGGACATCGGCAAGATCCTGATTCAGCAGCTCGGGACGGCGGTCAAACAGGGGCTCGTCGAGGCCCTCGGCTCCGTCACTTCGTTCAACCCGCTCCCGGTGGCCGACGTGACCAAGCAGGGCTTTTTCAGCGTCGGGCCCGCCTCCCGGTTCTTCATCGAGCGGGAGGTGACGCTGAAGCACGAGCTGACCATCCAGGGGACCATGGACAAGAGTCAGCTGGTGCAGCTCGCCGGGGACAAGGACGTCCGGGCCGCGTTCCAGAAAGCAGTTACCACCGAGGCCCAGACGGTGAGCCTCATGCCGAAGTTCGCTTAGGGGGCCGGTATGCGCACGGTCGGACCCAACACCCAAGCCGAAATCGACGCCCAGGTCTTCAAGCGGAGCATCCGGATCTCCGTCTACGACGAGAGCGGGAACGAGATCCCGGTCCCGTTCGACGCGATCCGGAAGTGGCCGAAGGTAGAGAGCGACCTCGACAAGGTCACCTGGCGCATGGATGCCGTCTTCAACCGGAACCCCACGACGACCGGCATCTTCCTGCGCGGTCGAACGATCAAGGCTTGGGACGTTTTTGCCACGGGCGAGGATCTGCCGCTCTTCTCGGGCTACATCGCCGATGCTCTCGAGACAGACGACTATGCGAGCGGCTACGCCGAAGACACCTACTCCGTTACCTGCATGGGCGAGTTGGCCCGCAAGTGGGATACCTTCTTCACCCGCTACGAGTGGCGGCCGGCGACCTTCAACCCAGGGGCTGGATCCCCCGATGAATCGAACCACTCCCCTCGCCTCACTGGGATCGTCCGGAAGTACCGGCTGACGGTCACCTACACCCACGATGCCACCCAGGCGACCACATCGGCGGCTGCGTGGAACGCAACGGGGGGATCGCCCCCCCAGACCTACGCCTATACGACCCTTTCGGCGGCGCCCCCATTCTCCGTGGGCGATCGCGTTTTCGTCTCCAGCGGCCATCGGGTCGAGAAGTTCGACATTGCGGCCGTCAACGCGGGAAACCAGCTTCAGATGCAGGTGCCGGACGACACCAGCCACACGGTCGGGTTCACGAACGTCACCTTTTACCCCTCGGGATCCAAGGTCACCAAGTCGGGCGTCGCCGTACCCATGGCGGCCCCACTCTACTTCGGCGATACGAACCTCGAGAACTGGATCACCGTCTACAAGAGCGACGGCGTGACGGTCATGACCTCGGGCACCGACTACAACGCCTTCATCGACATGGTATCGGGGCTCCTCACGCTTGTTTTCTGGAACTCGCCGGGCTCGACCTTCACGATCGACGTGTACGCGGTTGAGCGCTGGTGCATCCTCAACCACCGGCGGTACAACGGGACGGTCGTCGCCCCGTACTACTACATCCTGTCGGGCATCGCGGGCCAGACGGGCGCCGAGCGCTGGAACGACCTCGCCAAGACCACCGTCCGGGCCGACAAGACCCACACGAACGCCGAGGTCTGGGCCGCCGATCCCTCGGGCATCTTCGCCTCCGACTCCCTCACCACGCGCTGGATCTCGGTCTGGTTGGGTGGCGTGGAATACTTCGGCAAGGCCGCGAGCGTCGACAAGAGCGGGGGCGCCAATAACGGTCAAATCCTGCTCGACGCCTCGTACCCCCTGCGGTCCTACTCAGGAACACTCCTCACGGGGCTCCAGGGCGGCGAGCAGCTCGGCAACACCTCGACGACCTGTTACGAGATCCTCGACCCTGGTTGCCGCTACATGGTCCTCTTCGAGCCGAATGGCGGCAACAGCGCTGGGTCGGCCTTCAAGGGTGAGCACCAAGGGGGATGGTTCATCCTCGGGGCCAAGACAAAGAAAGCCGCCATCGTGATCCCAGGCTACGCCCAGGACCTGACGACGTCCGCTATGAACTGGCAGTTTTCGATCGACTGCTACAACAACCCGTCGCCCTTCGTCGCTCCGGCGGCGAGCGGCTACAACCCCTCAGACGCGAACGCCTCGAACGACGTGGCCCAGTGCATGCAGTCGATGCTTCTTACTTGCGGCATCCCCTCGGGCAACTTCCAGGTGACTCCGACTGGCTACACGCTCGCCCCCTTCGCTCGAGCCCAGACCAAGGCTGGGGACATGCTCGACCAGATCCGGAAGGACACGATCCCCCCGAACTACCGGGTCCGGGAGGACGAGTCGGGCAACGTCGTGATGGGCTACGTGGCCCAGCTGCCCACAGCCCAGTTCACGCTCCGCAGCGTCGAGAATTTCAAACCGAAGGAAAATCCGAAGGCGGTGACTCGAGTCATCGTCAGGGGGAAGCAGACCGAGGTCAGCCGCGCTGGCCAACTGAATCCGGTATACCTGAACATCCAAGATACCCAAAAGCTCTTCGACGGCTTCAATCAGAACTTCCAGCAAGCAGCGGTCATGACGACGAGCTACGCGAGCGTGACGTTCACGATCCCGAACATCGAGCCGGGGCGGTGGCCGATCGTCTCAAAGGTCGTCACGTCCAACTCGTCTACGGGCCAGGCCTTCGTGGGGGCCCGCAAGACGACGAGCGACCCGATCCGCTGGCTGCCGACCGGAGTCAAGCAGAACGACGGGACCCAGAATTTCAACAAGCAGGAGTGGACGGGGTTTGAGGCCGGCGGCTTCTCGAACCTCGACCTCCAACCCAACATCCCATGGCTACTGATCGCCCAGTTCGAGGCTTACGGCCTCCCTGGCCAGACCGACAGCACCTCCTACTGGATCGACGAGGTGGAGGTCTGGGTGAAGGAGGGGCCCTACTGGGAGGCGGCCCTCACCTCGGGCACGGCGAACGCCCCAGCTGATGGCCCTCTCGGGACGGCCGGATTCGGGGCGAGCTGGAACGTGCCCAACCGGCTGCTATCCCAGTCCTACCGGTTTGCGCCGCTCACCTACATGCAGCGCAACGCCCCGGTGACGCACCAGGTCCTAGTGGTCGACGTGCCCGGCGCGACGGTCGGCCAGTGCCGAGACATCGCCGAGGCGTACATCAACCAAGCGGTGAGGGGCGCCGAGTTCTACACCTGCCAGGCGGCCTATGACCCGCGCGTCCAGCAAGGAGACACCGTCGCCGTGAACCTCGACGACGGCAGTACCAAGACCCTGCTCGTCTGGGGCCTCTCGAAGGAGGAACAGACGATGCAGCTCACCATAGCCGACTACAGCCTGTAACGGAGGCCACCCATGCCCGACTTCACGATCCGCGCCCAGGGCGCGGCTCGCTCAACCGAGTTCGACCTCGATTCATGGCCGAGCGGAGGCTCCTACCACCTTGACCTCGAGCTGACCGATTGGGGGGTGTCCAACCAGTCCGAGCCCAAGGAGGTCCAGACAGCCGAGGGCGCCGTCCTGTACCTGCCGCTCGATCAGGCCTGGGGCCGCCGGGTCATCAAGCTATCGGGCGCCGTCGACTGCTCAAGCATCAACGACAAGGACTACAAGCGGTCGTACCTGACCTCCTTCATCCGGGGCAACAAGACCATCCGGCGCAAGAGCTGGGAGATCAACGTGTTCGGGATGGCCCCGGTCGAGGTCGGTATGAGCAAGAAGACGCCGCTCCTCTTGATGTACGAGGCGACGTGCTACGCGACGCCCCCGTTCTGGAACCACGCCGTCCAGCTGAACCAGATCGCCTACACGACGCTCCTCTATCCGGACTTCGGCACCCCCTACGCCGAGGCCATGCCCTCGTACGTCTTCGCGGTCACGCCGAGCACCATTCCCTCGAGCAAGTCGCCCTCGACGCCGGTCGGCACGATCACGGCGAGCCCTGGGGCCTACCCGAATCCCCACCTGACCATCAACAACTGGGGCACGGCCTTCTTCTACGGGACGATCGCACTCGCCGGCTTCCCCGCAAGCACCGACGTTTACCTCCGGGGTCAGGGCATCTACCGCATCAAGGTCACCACGAACGGATCCGGGGCGGCCAACGTCGTCGCGTCCCAGCGATTCATGGTCTACGCCGGTCTCAACTCGATCCGCTTCGAAGACGTCAACGGCAACGCGCTGAACCTCGGGGCCTCGGCCTCGGTAGACTTCGGGGCGTCCACCGTCCGCTACCTGTAAAGGAGGAAACCGATGTCCCTCACCCTGACCTACTCGTCCCGCCAGCAAGATTTCACGACCGGCACCCATGACGGAGCGCGCGTCAACACCGCACTGGATCAACTTTACGCCACATTCGCCTCCATCAAGGCGTTTCTCGACGCTATCACGGTCACCAACGCGGGGACGACACTCAACTTGACGAACATCCCGGTCACGAGCGCTCCCAATACATGGACGGCAAAGCAAACGATCGACGCTGGGAACACGGCTGGATCAACGGATCTATTCGTGCTAACCCGTGGGGCCGGTGGTGGATACGGTCAGACTGTTTTCACGCAATATTACGGGACCGCGTCCGATTCCGCCCTTCGAATCTCTACGGGGGGCGTCACCAATGCCGTCACGTTGCTGAATAGCTCTGGGAATGTGGGCATAGGCACGACCACGCCCGCCTATGCTCTGACGACGCAGAACAACCAAAACGCCGAGACGGGCATCCAGGTGCGCAATGACACGAGCGGGACCGGCGCGTCAGCGATGCTCTCCGCCAGCCTCGGAAATAACGTGCAATATTTGCGCGCGGGGGCCATTTCCGCGGGCTACACCGCTAACGGGATGGTGGCTCCGAATACGTGCGCGCTATTCTCCTACGGAGCAACCGGCGGGCTAGGGGTGTTCACGTTCGACAATACCGTCCTCACGCTCGGCACCAACAACGCCCCGCGCGTGTTGCTCGGCACGACCGGTCACACCTACCCGAACGTCGACAACTCGCAGAACCTGGGGACCGGCACAAATCGCTGGGCCGCTGTCTATGCGGGGAACGGCGTGATCCAGACATCGGATGCCCGGCGCAAGACCGAAGTTGCACCGCTCGCCCCGGGCCTCGGCCTGGTCAAGGCCCTTCGGCCGGTCTCGTTTAGGTACACGGAGGAGGGGAGCCGGACGCATTTCGGCCTGATCGCTCAGGACCTGGTCGAGGCCCTCAAGGAAAACGGCGTGGATGCAGCGGACTTTGCCGGCCTAATGACCCACGCCGAGGCCGACGAGGATGGCAACGAGGTCGAGCTCTACGGCCTCAACTACTCGTCCCTGATCGCCCCGATGGTCAAGGCGATCCAGGAGCTCTCGGCAAAGGTCACGGCTCTCGAGGCCCAGCTGGCGAGCAATTCATGAACCCGCCTATCGCGAACGCCTTCGGGCGCTGGTGGCTCGGCGGAGCCAAGTACCAGGCCTCGGCTTTCCTGGCTGGTGCCTCCTGGCGCGTGGGCATCGTCGAGGCGCTTCGGCCAAGCGGTCGTACACTTGCCGGGTGCCGGGGCCTCGAGGATATCGTCGACGTGTTCCGGGGCCGCTGGCATTGGCTCCCCGATCCGCTTTGGCAGGCCTGGGATCAGGTCTTCCCGCCGGTCATGCTGCTCGCGCGAGGCGGCGATGACTGTGACGGATGGGCGATGACCCATGCCCAAGCCGTCGAGGCCGTGCTCGAGGCCTACGGCTGGCACTCATGGATTGTCTCCTACCTGGCCGACCCATGGCAGGAATCGCACCACTTCGCCGCGGCCGTCGACCCCCGGGGGCGGGTCTGGGCTATCCAGCCTCAGCCCTCCATTCTGCAGCGATCGGACCTGCAGATCGTCTATGGACCCTATCCGTCGGTCGGAGAGGCCGTCCGAGCGATCGCCGCCGGCTATGGGGCCGAGGTCGTCTGGTACGACGTGCGATACCCCGACTGGCGCCCCTACATCCCGAACATCACCCCCGGATCCCCCGCTTCGGCGGGGGGCTTTTCTTGAGAGGACCTGCCCGTGAGCCAAACCCTCATTGCAGCCTTGATCTCGGGCAGCGTCTCCGTGGTCTCCTCCCTCATCGTGTTCGCCGCCTTCTTCGGCGGCGTCATCGAGCGGATCAAGGCGCTCGAGCGGCACATCGATCGAACCGTCACGCGCGTCGAGTTCGAGCGCCTGGTTACCGAGATCAAGGGCCTGCGCAAAGACCTGATGAATATCCTTCTGCGGGAGCGCTAGCGATGGGCCGGCTGCATGAGTTCCTCGAGGATGAGACGGGCCGGCTCTCGGTCTCCCGCCTGGTCCCCTTGCTCACCTTCTGGGCCATCCTCGCGGGGGCGATCGCCCAGGCCATCAAGACCCGGGCATGGCCCGACGTACCTGCCGGCTGGCTCCAGCTGATGGGCATCACGCTCGGGGGCTACGCGGCCCGGGCCGGCGTGTCGCAGTTCGCGAGCGCGTACGGCCAGCGCCCGATTATGGCCCCCGGAACCCCTCCGCCCCTCCCCCCGCCGGCCCCACCCAAGGGCCGGAGCACCACCCCGAATCCCCACCCGGCCCCCGTGGCCGGCGAAGACGCCAACTCGGCAGATTAGGAGCGACCCCATGGCAGAGCTGCAACCCCGCGACACCTCGGAGATCCACTACCTCGTCGTCCACTGCTCGGACAGCCCGAAGGCGACCACGACCACCGAAGACATCGACCAATGGCACAAGGACCGCGGTTGGGTCTGCATCGGCTACAACGGGGTCATCGAGGGCGACGGGAGCTTCCACGTCGGCCGCCCAGACGACGTGATGCCCGCCCACGCCGAGGGCTTCAACCACTGCAGCCTCGGGATTTGCGTCACGGGCCGCTTCGACGAGGAGACGATCGAGGAGGGAGACTCCCAGTTCGAGGCCCTCGTCCAGGTCGTGGCGGCCAAGTGCAAGGAGTACGACATCCCGGTCCAACAGGTGATCGGGCACCGGGACGTTTATACGCTTCAGGGCGTGCCTCAGGCGAAGACGTGTCCTGGCCACAACCTGTACGCGCTCCTGCCGCGGCTGCGCGAGCGCGTCGCGGGGTACCTCGCATGATCCGGCTGATCAAGAGCATCGATGAGCTGCCCAAGGGGCCCGTCCCCGGAATCGCCACTCTCGCCGCCCTCGCCTTCCTGGTGGGGGCGGCTGTGCTTGGGGTTGCCCACTGCGGCCACCCCGTTCCCACCCCGGCTCCGACCATCCGGCCCGCGCCATGGGAGACCTCGGCGCGACCGGCGCTGATCGCCACCACCTCGGCTCAGGCGATCGCTACCCAGAGCATCCGGATCACCATCCGTCGGCGGCGAGCCCCGCAGGTCCGCCACGCTCCCGCAGGACCTGCAGGTGACGCAGCCAGCCGGCGCCCACCCGAGCAGCCGACGCCGGCCGACGCCACCCAAGACACGCCGGAGGAAGAGACGATCGAGGTCGAGGCCTCCCAGGCCATAGAGGCAACGGCAACCGCGAGCGCCCAGGCGTCCGCATCGGCATCACCGCCCCCGGACCACACCATCGATGGCGGCCACCAACCAGGGTACAAGTTGTACCCCCCTTCGAATGAACACGGCCGAATCGGAGTGATCGCCGGCCTCATGCCCGGCGTGCTCGCAGCCGACCTCGAGCTGGTCAAGGTCGACGTGCCCCATGGACTGGTCGGCGTCCCGTTCGAGGTGGGCGTCGACCTGGAGGCCAACCACCTCCAGGCGGGCGCGGCGGTGACCGTCGGAGCGAAGGCCTTCGGGATGGCCGGAGCGTTCACCACCTGGCGTGGGGATCAGAGAGGGCTCCTCCTGGGGGCAGGGCTACGGTTCTGACGTTTACCGTCTCGCCCGATCTCGCCAAATCTCACCCAGGCTCGGCAAATTGGGCATACAAGGGGGCATACAAAAGCGGGTGCTTAATCCCTGAAACGTAGTGGAGGCGCAGGGATTCGAACCCTGAACCAAGGGATTATGAGTCCCCTGCTCTGACCGTTGAGCTACACCTCCGGGGCCCGGTCGCCCGGAATGGCCATTATCGCACAGCTCCGAAA